GTAAAAACCAGAGTGCCACAGTTGATTTTATGAAGGACTATGAAAAATCTCTCAACCGATATAAAAAAATGAACCTTCCAAAGGATAAGAAAAATGAATGAAGCTGATATTCTGGCATCCACTTATGAAGACAGTGTAACCGTTTATAGAGCTTTTAAAGATACTTTACCGAATGGAGAAAGCGTCTTTAAAAGTGGGACTGATGGGAAAATTGTTTATCAGGATAAAGAATGTGCTTTGTCCACTCAGACTGGCGGTAAGCTGGAACAATCCAGTTCTACTGCCAAGACTGAGACCTCTTTCTGCTTATTTACAAGACCAGAAATTGACATACAGACAAATGATTTCCTTGTGATCACACACTTGGGAAAGCAGATTGAGGCGGTTGCAGGTTTTCCTGAATGTATGAAATCCCATAATAATATTCCGATAAAGCTGGACAGCAATCTTGTCTAATACGGATTATGAATTGAATCTTGATGAGTGGGAACAAAGGCTGGCGAAATCAATAGAAAGCCAGTATCCAGAAGAGTTCAGAAGAATGGTCATTGATGTAGCTGTGAATCTGGAGGGGAAGGTCAAAGAAAATACTCCAGTAAAGACCAGCCATCTGCAGAATGAATGGCACATCGGAGATATCCAGAAAAAAGGGGATGAATATTACATTGAGGTTTATAACAATGTGGAATATGCAGAGCCTGTTGAGTATGGTCACAGGGACAGAGGCGGTGGATTTGTAAAAGGAGCTCACATGATGGAGCTGTCGCTTCAGGAAGTACAACAGCACCTTCCTGGTTATCTGAGGGAGTGGATGAACGACTTCTTAAATTCCCATGAACTGTAGGAGGCGGATATATGGAAAATGTGTTAATTCAAATAAAAGATGCCATAACAATGGCAATAAAACGAATCAGTCCAGATGTTGATGTGTTCTATGAGGAAGTGAAGAAAACAGAAAAAGGTCAGGGGTTGGAAATACCTAAGACTTATTATTTTGTGGATATCATTCCTGCAGGAAACAATACTGTGGATAGATTCTTTTCGGATATGAGAGTATTGATAGACATTGCTTACCACGAAGAAAGAGAAAGCAATGTTGCCTATTTGGTAAGAGCAGCGGAGCTGGATGCAGCGTTTCGTCCGATTTTTGCTTTCGGGAATCGTAAGATAACAATTGACAGCTCTAGCTCGAAAGTAACGGATCATGTATTACATTTTACTTTTCCAATCAGTTTCAGACAAGCCTGGGAACAGACAGAAGAATTTGAAAAAATGGGAGAGTTGGATGTATCAATTTCAAAAGGAGAGTGATATAAATGTTAGGTTTACCACAATTTAGCATGATTTTTAGAGGACTTGCGGTATCAGCTATTGAGAGAAGTGCAAGAGGTATTGTTGCTTGTATTCTCAAAGATGATACCGAAGGTGGAAAAGATGTAAACGTATATAAAAAGGTGGATGAGGTAGATTTTACACAGTGGTCAGAAACAAACCACGATTTCTTCAAGTTGATTTTTGCTGGAGCTCCATCCACGGTGATTGCGATTCGACTTGCTACAAATGCAGAGGATTATAATGTAGCACTTAGCAAGTTGAAAAATCTGAAATGGAATTATCTTACGATTCCAGAGATTAAGCCAGCAGATGTTACCACGATTGCAGCATGGATTAAGCAGTACCGCAATGATGAGAATAAGACATTTAAAGCTGTTCTTGCACACTGCGCAGGAGATCATGAGGGAATTATCAATCTTACAACTGAAAATATCAGTTCAACAATTACGGAAAAGAAACATTCAGCAGCACAGTATTGTGCAAGAATTGCTGGCGTACTTGCAGGATTATCGCTTGCACGAAGCAGCACATATTTTGTCCTGGATGATATTTCGGAAGCGGAAGTTCCCGATGATCCAGACGAAAGAATCAATGCTGGCGAGCTTGTAATTGTCTTTGACAGTAAAAAATATAAGATTGGTCGAGGCGTGAACAGCCTTGTGACATTCACTTCGGAAAAAACCGAAGATGTCAGATTCATTAAGATCGTTGAGGGAATGGATTTATATAAAGATGATATCCACCAGACTTATGAAGATAATTATGTAGGAAAAGTAATCAATGACTATGATGGAAAGCAGATGTTTGTTGGAGCTATCGGATCATATCATAAAGGACTTCTTGGAAATGTCTTGGATAAATCTTATGACCATACAGTTGGTGTTGATGTTGAGGCGCAGAGAGCGTTCTTGGAAGGAAAAGGAACGGACACCACAGATATGGATGATATTGCAGTTGCAAAGGCAAATACAGGAACAAGGGTATTTATCAGCAGCAATGTGAAGTTCGTAAACACAATGGAAGATTTAAACATGAATGTAAATATGTAGATCAGGAGGCAACACAATGGAAGGAATTAGAGGAAATAAAACACTCTCTGGAACATGGGGAGAGCTTTGGATTGACGGAGAAAAAATCTTCGAGTTTTCCAAAATCGAATTAAAGGTAACAGTAAATCGTGAAGATGTGCAGCTTGGAATTGACATTGACAGCAAAATGACTGGTCTTAAGGGCGAGGGCTCTTATGTTGTTAAGAAGGTTTACACAAGAGCTAAGTCAGCATTAGAGAAACTTAAAAAAGGAATTGATGTCAGAAGTGAAATCATTGCAAAACTGGAAGATCCAGATGCGGTTGGCGGTCAGATTGAACGCTGGTCTTGTGATAACGTATGGCACAATGAGATCCCAGTAGTAAATTGGGAAAAGGGTGGCATTATCGAAGAGGAACAGACAATCGGCTTTACACCATCTGATTTACAGAATCTGGATGCAGTTGCGTAGGAGGAAAATATGGATAAGAATAAAGAAGCAGTGTTTCAGTCATTTGTAGAAAAGGCTGCAAAGAGATTGGAAGAAAGCAAAGTAGAAAAGCATACGACACTTTACGTTCCAAGTATTGATCAGAATATTGTTATCAGAAATCTGCATCATCCTGAAATTGTGGAATGTACACAGATTGAAGATAAAGAAGATCCAAATGCTTCGGATAGATACTGTATCTATTTGGCTGTTGTTGAGCCAGATTTAAGAAAGGTTGCAGTGGAACTGAAGGAAAAGAAGCAGATTGTGGAATATCCAGAGGTTGTAAATATCTTTGAAGACCATGAAATTACAGATATTGCAACGGAGGTTATGAAACTGTCAGGTGTTATTGGAACAAAGAGAGTGAAGGTCATTGAAGACCTAAAAAACTAATTGACCAAGACGGGGAAAGCTATTTCCTGCATTATTATATTCAAAGAGGCTTTAAATTAGAGTACCTTCTCCAACTGGATTTGGAAGAGAGGTGCTTTTATTTTGCTTCAATGCAAAAAGCAATCGAAGAAAAAGTAGAACTGTTTGCTGGGATTGGAGGCGGTAATGGATGAGCGTTGTAGGCAGTATATCAATCAAAGACAATGCCAGCTCAGTTCTTAAGAATGTAAGAAAAGAGCAGTCCGCACTACGCAAGGACGCAGCAGACACAAGGAAAGAGTTGCAACGTACTTGGGATAAAACTTATACCGCTAAGGCTGACACATCATCTGCAGTTCAGAAAGCAGACAGCCTGACTGGAAAAGTAAAGGAATTAGGAAAAAAGGTTGCATCCCCTGTCATTCGCGTGAAGGATGCAGCCAGCTCAACTGTTTCGAAGGTAACTGGAGGCATAAAGAAAGCTGGCAGCACAATAGCCACTCCGATTATTCGAGTGAAAGATGCTGCTACTTCAACTGTAACAAAGGTAACAAATAAAATTAAGGGTGTGGGGCGAAAAGTTACTGCACCCGTTATTAAAGTCAAGGATGCAGCCAGCTCCGTTATAGGAAAGGTTACTGGAAAGCTGAAATCAATCGGAGGGAAGGTATTTTCCCCGATTGTAAAATTGACGGATGCCACAGCAAAGGGAATGTCAGCTGTTGGTGGTAAGCTGGCGAGCCTTGCAAAGACCGTATCAATACCAGTGTCGATTGCAGCAACAGCGGTAATCGGTGGTGCGGTAAGCCAGGGGGCAAGTCTGGAACAAAGTATTGGTGGCGTTGAAACCCTGTTCAAGGGAGATGCTGGTGTTGTTAAGGCAAATGCAGACGCAGCGTTTAAGACAGCTGGTCTATCTGCAAATGAGTATATGGAGCAAGTTACAAGTTTCTCTGCTTCACTTTTGAACAGTTTAGGCGGAGACACAGCTACAGCAGCAAAAGTGGCTGATATGGCTATGATTGATATGTCCGATAATGCTAATAAATTCGGTACGGACATGGATTCTATATCAAACGCATATCAGGGATTTGCGAAGCAGAATTATACGATGCTTGATAATCTTAAACTGGGATATGGTGGCACAAAGGAGGAAATGGAAAGACTCCTGAAGGATGCACAGACCATGACAGGCGTTAAATACGATATCAGCAATCTGTCTGATGTTTATAATGCTATTCATGCGGTGCAGGAGAACCTTGGTGTTACTGGAACGACAGCGAAAGAAGCAAGCCAGACGTTCAGCGGTTCGTTCTCAGCTATGAAATCAGCTGCAAAGAACGTGCTTGGAAATATGGCTATTGGTGGAGATGTAACAGGCTCTATAGAGCAGTTGGTTGATTCAGCATCCACATTCTTATTTAAAAACGCTGTTCCAATGATAGGAAGGGTTGTTTCGTCGCTTCCAAAAGTAATAAAAACTGGAATTAAGAATGCAGCTCCGAAGATTAAGGCTTCAGGTGGAGAAATTGTAAAGAGCCTGAAAGATGGAATTGTTGGTATATTACCATCCTCTATGGGTGGCGTAGTAACGCAGATTTTTGACAGCATTGGAAATCTTGGAAGTGGATTCGCTGCCATAGCTCCGCAACTAGCTTCATTTGGCACTGGAATGGTAACTACAATCCAGCAGGTAACTTCTGCCTGTCTTCCGATGCTAACCAGCATCATTTCAACTGTGACAACCATGCTGCCAGTGATTTTGCCAGTCATTCAGACTGTCGTCGCTACGATAGGTAGTATCATGTCTCAGGCAGCACCAGTTATTTCGGGGCTTGTATCAGCGATAGGAATTGCGGTCACTGCACTGGCTCCTGTCTTCAGTACAATTTTTTCCGAAATCGGAGAAAAAGTCGGTAGTGTTATTGCATTTGTGGGCGAGAGAATGGGCTTTATACAAGAGGTAATCGGTACGGTAGCACCTATTCTTGGAGATGTCATTAGCACGGCATGGAGTGTTATTTCTCCAGTTATGGATATTGCAATCAGCGTATTCGAGCTTGTATTTAGTGTTGTTCAAAAAGTGTTCCCTGGAATCCAGGCAGTCCTAGAAACTGTGTGGGGCGTTGTGAAGCCTATTGTCGAGGGAATTGGAAGCGTTGTAGGAAAAGTCGCTGGATGGCTCGGAAGTGCAGTAGACTGGGTTACTGGTTCTGGAGGTTCGGATGCAGGAAGTAATGCAGACGGAGACAATAACTGGAAAGGTGGATTGACTTGGGTGGGAGAAGATGGAGCAGAGCTTGTTGACCTGCCTAAAGGCTCAAGAATCTTACCACACAAGGAAAGTGTTTCAATTGCAGGACAGCAGAACGATGTAGTAAAGAACAATGTAACAAATATCACAAAAAATACAGTTAATCAGAATCAAAGTGATAATTCGGATGTCGGCAAAAATGCAGACGGAGACAATAACTGGAAAGGTGGAATGACTTGGGTAGGAGAAAAAGGCGCAGAGCTTGTTGAAACACCAAGTAATTCAAGAACACTTCCAAACAAAGAAAGTATTTCTGCAGGAAGCGGAGTAGTACAGAGCAATACAACAAAAGTTGTTCAGAATACGACAACTTTTGGAGGAACATTCGATATCACACCAGTTCTTTCGTTCCTTGGAAACATTGATAACAACCTGAAAATGCTGATAGATAGAATCAAAGGCAATGACTCAAGGTTAGAGATTCCGGGAGGGGCAAAGGGCAAAGCAGAAACTAAGGGATTTGTAGGAAGCATCACAGTACAAATTGCTAAACTTGCAGAGCAGATCATTGTCAGAGAAGATGCGGATATAGATGATATTGCTGATAAAGTAGCGAAGAAAGTCATTGAAGTAGTTGTGAATATGGGTTAGGAGGTGGAAGTATTGAAAACAAGAATAATTGAACTGAGTGTAAATAACAGATCAGAAGTGATTGAGCTTCCTATCAATCCAAAAACTGTTGAATTTACAGAGAAGCAGCTAAATCAGGCAATATCTTTGCTAAACATTGGAGAAGCAAATATGAAAGGAGAGCGTGGGTTGAAATATACCCAGCTCGCCAGCTTCTTTCCTTCGAAGAAATCGCCACACTATAAACACGCAAAGAAAGAACCAGCAAATTACATGGCTATGCTGCAGGAATGGAAAACCACCAAGGCGGTTGTTCGTGTTATTGTAACAGATCTAAAAATAAATCTTGCTATGCTGATTGATGAACTTCATTTTTCGGTAAATGAAGGGGATGAGGATGTCTATTATTCCATTTCTCTTTCAGAGTATAGAACATTGAATGTTCCGTCAGTGAAGATTGCCACAAAGGTTAGAAACAATGGTCTGCTTAGTAGACCAAACACAGCAGCAGCTGGTGGAAATTATACTGTGGTCGGTGGAGATACCCTTTGGGGAATATCAAAATCAAAATATGGAAATGGAAGCCAGTATCCTAAAATTTACAGTGCTAATAGCGGTGTGATTGAATCCACAGCTCAAAGTCATGGAAAGTCAAGTTCAGACAATGGACATTGGATATGGGCTGGCGAACAATTCACAATTCCAGCGTAGGTGGTGGACTATGAAGATATTGACTGGAGGAAAAGATTTAAGTGAACTGATTGAGAAGATTACTTGGTCAGGAGATACAAAACAGGTCGCAAGAACAATAAATTTCACAATCGCAAAGAATAAGAGAGACAAAGATTTCCCTACAGTAACAATCAATGAGGGAGATGAGGTCATTATGCAGGACGATAGTGGAAAAGATGTATTCGGTGGCATAATTTTTGATATAGATAAGACCGCTTCATCCAAGGTCGAAACTTATCTGGCGTATGATCTGATGTTCTATATAAACAATTCAGACGTAAATAAACTGTTTGATGGAACACCAGAAACGATTGTGCCAGGTATTTGCTTAGACCTTGGAATTGAAGTGGGAGAAATGGCAGCAACTGGAGTTCACGTTTCTATGCCATGCTTTGGTAAAAAAGCGTATGATGCCATTATGATGGCTTACACAGTTGCAGCAAGGCAGAATGGAAGTAAATACATTCCGCTTATGACAAATATTAACAAGGTCAGTGTAATAGAAAAAGGACAGCTTTGCGGTGCGGTTATGACAGGGGACTATAACCTGATCGAAGCAACCTATAAAAGCACCCTTCAAAAACTTGTTAATAGGGTTTTAATTGTAGATAAAAATAATAATAACATAAAGACTGTGGAGGACTTTGACTCCATTCAGAAATATGGACTGGTACAGAAAGTTTTAAAACAGAATGATGGAGAAGATGCAACAGCTTCAGCTCAGAAAATGCTTGTTACAGTTGAACAGTCAGCAACAGTATCTGGAGTGCCGAATGATTTTAGAGCATTATCTGGTTATTCCATCATTGTTCAGGAAACCGATACAGGGCTTTATGGACAGTTTTATATTGAAAGTGATACACATACTTTTTCATGCGGAAAAGCACAGATGGACTTAACGCTTGCATTTGAGAACTTGATGGATGAAAAGGATATTGAAACGAATTCAACAAGCTAGGAGGTGGAGAGAGTGCCTACAAACAGAAATATAGTTGATATGGTGGAAAAAATCAGGAGAGGAAAAAATAACAGTTCTGGAGGAATGGATGGCATATACATGGCAGATGTCGTATCTGTCCAGCCACTTTCCATTAAACTGCATAATACAACAATCTCTAACAATCTATATATCAATCCAGCATTGATGTTGAAGGCATCGAATGGTGGGGCAGATATAAAGAAACCATTTGCTACATCGTTTGATCCACCAGAGACTTATGAATTTTTGAAACAGTTTCATGAAAAATATGTATTGAAGAAAGGGGATACAGTCATTGTTTGTATGACAGGCTCCTCTTTTTATATTGCAGGGAAGGCGGTTAAGGTATGAGTATATTTCCATTTATTGATTCGTCAGCAACAACTGAAGAATCAGAAAACCTTCCAATGCTGAAAGAATATGCCTATGACTATGAAAAGAATGAGCTGTTATTGGACACACATGGAAAGACCTACATGGTTGAGGGTAATGAGGCACTAAGAATCTGGATATTTAAAGCATTGACAACATCCAGGTATCATTACACAGCCTATAGTTTTGCTTTTGGAGAAGAGTGGGAAGATCAGCTGGTCGGAAGGACGATGGATGGAGACATCCTGAAGCTGGAGCTGGAAAGATTTATTGTTGAAGCTCTTATGGTAAATCCATACATAAAGCGATTGGATAATTTTGTTTATGAAAACAATTCGACTGGGATGACTGTAACATTTGATGTCACAAGCATATATGGGACAGATAAAATACCATTCTCTCCGAAGGAGGTGAGACTGTAATGGATTTTACAACGGATGGAATACTGAACAGGATGAAGGATGCTCTCAAAAGCGAGGACACGAGGATTGAGGGCAGTTTTACAATGGATAACCTTCAAGCGGTATCAGAGGAACTGGCAAGGTTTAACGCTATGAGAATTGTTCCACTTATGAATACATTGTCAGACAAAGAGGATGATATGGGAACAAGTGGAAATCCAAAACATTATGTCAGATGGGCGAAAGAAGCTACTGACGCAGATGGAAATGTAATAGCTGGAAATGCAAAGGTTGAAACACCAAGAGATGGAAGCGGTTTTGTTTCTATAGCAATCATTACAACTGATGCGAAGATTCCATCTGCAGAACAGATCAGGATTGTTCAGGAGTATATTGATGGAAAACGACCAGTCGGAGCTGATCCAGTTGTGTCAGCTGCAGAGGGATTGGAAATTAGTATTGTGTGCAGCTTTAGAAAAGAGCCAGGATACACAGATGAGACAGTGAAACAACAGATAAAAAATAATGTCGAGGCTTACTTCCTGCAGATAGCTTTCCAAAGCGGACTTGCATCATTGAATTATTACACCATAAGCAATATTGTTGATGGTACTGACGGAGTAAGAGAACTGGAAAATCTTCTGGTAAATGGTGGAAAGGAATCTATTACTGCAGAATACAACAAGTATTTTGAACTGAAGGAGCTGATCATAAATGTCACTTAACAATGAACAAATGCTTCCAGCAAAATGCCGAAGCATGAGACAGATGAATGAGCTGCTGGATTCAGAAGATATTATTCTGGCTGAGATAGAAAGAATCATAGATGAAATGTATGAGCGAGCATCCATGCTCCATGAAGAACTGGTAAACGAAGCGTGGCTTGAAAAGAAGCTAAAAGAGATGACCGGTGCTGGAGTAGAGGTCACAGCATTTACAGAGGAGCTTATGGTTCGGATTGTTTTTGACGTCAGCCAGATCTATAGCATATATGTCCCTGATGCAAGAAAGTTTCTGGATAAATGGCTGCCAGCACATCTGATGTATAAGGTTGAACTACTTTTGAATTACTCAACTGAATATACAGAGGAGTATGTTATTAACAGCATTAAAATGGAGCTTGATTCGTTCTATTGGAAAGCCAGGACTTTAAATGGAACATGGCTACTCGATGGAACGTATAATCTTGATGTTATCAGAAAACCAGATGATTGTGGTCTTGTGTATGATTTTGGAAGCGTAGAAAGTACAGAAGACTGGGTTGCAAAAATCATTATATCTGTGCTGTCTGAAATAGAGGAGTCGTTTGATAACCATGTCACAGTGGTTAATATGGATTCGTTCTTTTGGAGAGCAAGGACATTGAATGGAACATGGCTGCTCGATGGAAGTCTGCTTTTAGATGAATTAAGAAAGCCAGAAGAAATCGGTCAGACGTTTAAAGTTGGAAATACAGAGATTCAGGAAGACTATCCGCTGAGTACAAGAATGGCTACAGTGATAACACTTGATGAAAATTATAATCATACTGCAGTTATCAATCAGGATTCATTTTTCTGGAAATCAAGGACTTTAAATGGAACATGGTTGCTTGATGGCTCTCGGGTTTTAGAGGAACTTAGACAAAGGAATGAGTTTGGTTCAATTTATGATATCGGAGCAGCAAAAATTACAGAAACAATGCCTTCTGGCGTTGTTATAAAAAGAGATTTGTGGTTGCTGGATGGTAAATACAATCTCAACGGAACAAAGATATTAGATGCCATAAGGCGAGAGGAGGACTTGTAACATGACACAGAATCAGATTATTACAGTTGCAGCCAGAAAGAAGATGCTGCGAGCCAGAGCTGGAGAAATTCAGCTTCCCAAAATTGTAGGTTTTGTATTCGGAGATGGTGGAGTGAATGCTTCAGGAGAAGTAATATCGCCATTGGAAAGCGAATCAAAATTAAAGCATGAGATTTTGAGAAAAGTATATGACAAATACACTATCTTGAATGATACGACCTGCAGATATGAATGTACGATTGCAGAAAGCGAGCTGCCCAATGCGGAAATAAGCGAGATTGGTCTGTATGACAAGGATGGAGATATTCTTGTAATCAAACGATTCTCTAAAAAAGGCAAGGATGCAGACTTAAGCATGACATTCTGGATCAACGACACTTTTTAGGAGGTAGGATATGTCAAAAATAGCTATCAATGAAAATCCTGAATTTAGTACAGATATGGATGCACTGACACCGAACACGCCAGCTCACGCAGACTATTTTAATGTACGTTTTCAGCAGGTTTTAAACAATGAAAAAGCGAACAGAAGAGATGCAAAAATCTTCGATGATGATGTAAATGGTGGAAAGATGCGGATGGGCATGGAGAATGGTCATCTGTATTATGAGGAACTGTAGGAAATAACGTAATACGTTATATTATAACAAAATAAGCAAATATAAATCGTATGGTGTTATATTATGCTGGAAACGAGGTAGAAAATGACAAAAGTTTTTATTGCAGAACAGGAAACGCTTCTGGAAGTTCAGAAACAGGTAGATAAGCTGACGAATAACTTACTTCCGCTTGATAAACCAATCTATGCAATGGTTATCCATGAGGCTTCTGATCTGAACCCAAACAGCCGAGTGGAATATCTTGGTGCGAACAAGAATTTTACTCCTATGAGCATGAACATGAGTACGCACGCTATGAATTATGGATCATGGGCAGACTGGAGCTGGTTAAAAGCAAATGTTCCAGTTATGTGTAATTTTGATGGAGGAATTGATTACTATTTGAATCCTAATGACTACACAAAGAAGGCTGATGGTACGGACTCTGATGTGTCTAATGTAGATTATGCTGGCGATGCAATGTCGGTAATTCAGAAAATCTATAAAAAAGAGTACAAAGTCGGAAACGACAGATATGTATTTTTCTGTGAAAGAAAAGTGGATGAGGACTTCAAAGCGGTTGGATTCAATGTACTGGGCAAGGAAAGAGATTATATGCTTATTCCTATGTTCTATGGTTCAATCGATGCGAATGGAAAGATGCGAAGCATAGCAGGGCAGTGGAGCTGCCTGACAGCTTCAGGTAATGCTTCAGATAACACAACAGGGACAGCGATTGGAACTGCAGAACAGTATGCAGCAATTCAAAAAGCTTCTAAAAATGGGCTGTTCTTTGGTGGAGCGTTGGTTAATACACTGGCTGATATCTGCGTCCTTCTTAGTAAAAGTACAAATTCACAGGCAGCTTTTGGCTATGGAATGTGCTCTACCTACGTTGAAGATAAAGCTCAACATTATGGAACTCAGATCAATACAGTGGTTGGTGGAGGTCAGTTTTATGGTTCTAGCGACCAGAAGTCCTTCAACAAGATTTTCCATAGCTGTGTTATGGGAAGTTATATGCTGTGGCAGAGAGATCCATATATGCTCCTGAAGAATGGAAGAATTTTGGTATCTCCAGATTATACATATGACCTAACTGGTGCTACATATCTGGATACTGGAGTAGATTTAGCTGCCAATGGTTATTATGCCACAACAAGAGTGATTGAAGATTTTGGTTCTGTTCCAACAGACGAATTGGTTTGTTCTTCAGCAACTGGCTATTGCGACCACACTTGGGTAAATGCAACAATTCTGGCGGTTTCGCTGCGGTTTGGCGATTGCGTCGACGGTCTTTCCGACGGGCTCTTTGCTCGCCCGCTGCACACTGTCGCTGCTGACGCCTGGTGGCACTACGCTGCGTCCAAACTTCTTCCTGCACCTGCTGCTGCGTAAGCGGCAGTTAGGGGGTTTGGGGGGCTTCCCCCAAATGGTTTTTAAATAAAAAAAGGAATGATTTTATAGAGATTTTTAGGGGTTATCGGAACGCTCTTTCTGGCGGTTTCGCTGCGGTTTGGCAATTGCAACAACGGTCTTAACGACGGGCTCTTTGCTCGCACGCTGAACAATGTCGCTGCTAACGCCTGGTGGCACTACGCTGCGTCCTAATTCTATCAAGTAGCAATAAACTCAAATGTTACCGATAATCCTACACCGCAGATGGTTGAAATACCAATATATCCGCCTTTAAAGGTTTTGGTGAGTGGAAATTATTCCGATCAGGAGCTGCAAGTAGTAAGAAATGTTCGAAAGTGGCGAGGAGATAGAAGATAATGCAGAAATACGACATTGAAAAAGTGATCGGCATTCCTTGGAAGAAAAAGAAAAGTTACAGATACCTTTATACGATGGCTTGTAATAAAGGTGTTATTTTAAAAGCCTTTAAACGTATGAAAAAGGGAAAAACAGACAGAAAAGATATTCAAATGGTGGAAAATGATTTAGATAACTGGGTTGAAAAGATGCAGCAAATCATCATAAACACGAAGCCTGCAGGGTGGAAGGTTGAAAATCCAGAGCTGGCTTTTGATCCACCAGACCACAATCCAGTAATCATAAAGGAGTGTGGAAAAACAAGAGTTATTTATGTTCCAACAATGGTGGAGCTGTGGATAGCATTAAGACCATAGCTGTAGCTTGATTCATCAGGATTCGGAGAAATGCCTTTTACGTTAATATGCGTTTCTCCGGCGTTGATTTCGGAGTTGCCTGCTGCAAAGATGCCGTTAGTACGGGCTAAATTCTCAGCCATAGCTTCGGTAGCGATTGTCAGCTTGCCAAAGTTCATTTTGGCTTGGTCTTGGGCTTCAATACCTGCAGCCCAGGCATAATAGCCATTTTTAGAAACAGCCTTGATATTTGCAGCACCGGTTACGGTCAGAGTATGCTCACTGTCTTCATCCTCAAAATCGCGGCCCATGAAAATACCATCGGCAATACTTTCCGGCTTGCCGTCAGCAGTAATGTCGATATTGAGGTTTTTTATCTTGATATCGGCAGCATAAGTATCAATGCCGGAAATATAGATTCTGTTTATATCATAATTAGAGCCTGTAGACTGACCTGTGATATTCACATCTTGGGCAGTGAGCCTGCCGGGAGTATCGTAGTTAGAGGTTGCTGCATGAATACCGCTGGTAGCACCATCTTTAATATCAAGCTGCAGATTTAGCGGCGTAGTAAATTTTAAA